ATGGGACAAATTAGGCTTTTTAGAAGGTCTTAAAGGTCACATGAGAGAAAACGTAGCACAATTATACGAAAACCAAGCATCGTTCTTAATTAACGAAGCATCATCTACATCTGACACAGGTGCATTCGAAACAGTGGTTTTCCCAATCGTTAGACGTGTATTCTCTAAATTATTAGCAAACGATATCGTTTCAGTACAAGCAATGAACTTACCAATCGGTAAATTATTCTACTTCGTACCTAACATTCAGTCTTATGAAACTGAAACATCAACAACAGGTATCCACTACGCACCGTATGGTTCACCAAACGCGGCTGCTGACCAAACACCTAACAGTGGTTACGACTACAACAACACTAAAGACCTTTACGATAGATTCTACGAAGGTAACGAACCAGCATTAGACCCACCAGGTTTATTTGACTATTCTAAAGGACAATATTCTGCAATTACAGCTAGCGTTGCTACTGTTGCTTGGGATGGAGATTCATTAGTTGTGACAGGTTATGGTGCAACTGACTACAGAAAAGTGTTAATCGTTATGTCAGGTTTCGCATCTGATGGAGCAGGTAAATTGATTGGTCCTGATGGTCAACCGATGGATAACGAATCTTTCTTATCGGATTTAACAATTAAAGGTGTAAGTGGTAACGTTTACACTTCAGCTAACACAACTAATCCTTATTTATTCAGAGTTGTAACTCAAAAATATGGTAAAGGTATTGTTCAGTATGGTGATAACAATTCAACGGCTGTTTTCCCTAATAGTAAAACAGGTGGTGGTCAATATGACAACTTATGTGATGCTGAAGGTAAAATCTACTTAGAAGTTGACTTACAAGTACCAGTATGTATTACTTGTGGAGGTTCATTGGACGGTTACACAGGTTCAACATTCTCTTCATCTACCGCAAATGACAATGCTTTCGGAGCAACTTACAGAATCTACAAAAACTTAGAGTTTGAAGATAGAATTGGTGAGGTTTCTTTTGACCTTCAATCAGTAACTGTTTCTGTAACAGAAAGAAAATTAAGAGCTCAATGGTCTCCTGAAATGGCACAAGACGTTGCAGCATTCCATAACATTGACGCTGAGGCTGAGTTAACAGCATTGTTATCTGAGCAAGTTGCGGCTGAAATCGACCGTGAAATCTTAAGAGATTTACGTAAAGGTGCAGCTTGGAACTTGAGATGGGATTACAATGGTTGGAAACGTCTTGGTTCAAGTGCAGTTCCTTATACTCAAAAAGATTGGAACCAAACTTTAATCACAGCAATCAACCAAATTTCAGCTCAAATCCACAAATCAACATTGAGAGGTGGAGCAAACTGGATAGTTGTTTCTTCTGAAATCAGTGCAATTTTTGATGATTTGGAATATTTCCACGTATCAAACGCGGCTCCTGAACAAGACCAATACAACATGGGTATTGAAAGAGTTGGAACATTAGCTGGTCGTTACCAAGTATATAGAGACCCTTACTTCCCACCTAACCAAGTGTTAATGGGACACAAAGGAACATCTTTATTAGATACAGGTTACATTTACGCACCATACGTTCCATTACAATTAACTCCAACTATGTACAATCCGTTTAACTTTACACCAATCAAAGGTATCATGACTAGATACGCGAAAAAAATGGTGAACAACCGCTTTTACGGGAGAATTACAGTTGATGGTGTTAGAACATTTGATTTAAGAGAATTGAGATAATCAATCCTTAACAAAATACCAAAAGGAGACAAGAAATTGTCTCCTTTTTTTTTTTATTTTTTATTAAATAGTAGATTTTTTGGAAAAATGTTGTATATTTATAGTTATGAAAAAAATAGAATTAAGTGAAAAACAGTTACAAACTGTTATGAATATGTATAAAAATGAGTTACTCGGAACCCATACAATATCATTGAAGATGGGTATTAGTAAACCAACAATCAATAGGATACTTAAAGAAAATGGTGTTATATTTGGTCAATCTGGAAGACGTTTTATTGGTGGTAAAAAAGTTGCGGATAAAAAATGGAGGGAAAAAAACAAAGATTATACATCGAAAGGTCACAAAAAATGGTCTGAAAAAAATAGAGACCATCTAAATGAATACCATCAAAAATGGAGAGAAAAAAATATTGATAAACATAGGGAGTATAAACGTAAGTATGAAAAACATCGTAAAGATACTGACCCCCTCTATAAGCTAATCAGTAATTTTAGAACTGCAATATATCAGGTATTAAAAGAGAACCGGGTCGATAAGAATCAATCATATTTTGATGTGTTACAATATACTCCTGAACAATTAATAGTTCATTTGGAAAAACAATTTACCGAAGGAATAACATGGGAAAATTATGGTGAATGGCATGTTGACCATAAACAACCTATCTCATCATTTAATATCCAAGAAATGGGTGACAGTGAATTTATGAAATGTTGGTCATTAGAAAACCTCCAACCAATGTGGGGAGAAGAAAATATTCGAAAATCAAATAAAATTTTTAATAATTAAAAAAATTATATTATCTTTGTATTCTAAATCGTAATCATCATGAAAAAACTATTTGTAATTATCTCATTATTGTTTGTAACCTCAGTATCGTATTCCCAAGTAATTTCATTTGAATTGGATACGATACAAGTATTTAAATGTCCTGCAAATTTAAGTCCTAATGAATCGATAGTATTAAATAAAATTGAATATTTTGATTTAAAAAAAATTAAAAGACATGTTTGGACAATTGACTTGAAAAAGAAAATATTTAAAGTTGGGAAAAAAATTATCACTATTGTTAGGTCCGAGTCTGACTTAAAAGAAAAATGGGTGTATATTGAGTTTTTAGGTCCTAAGGGAGAACTTTATAAATTGGCTATTGCGACTGAAAAAGGAACTGATAAAGACATTATTATTGTATTAACTTTGGATAAAGACCTTATAAAACAAAAAGGTTATTTTGGGTATCCAATAGGTTTAAAAGGAATTATTTAACTAATCCAATTGCTCTTCTTCTAGCGTCAATAACTTTTGAAACAAATTGCTGAAATTTTGGTAACTGGCTCATTTCTCCTTGCATGTAATCCTGTAAGTTTCGAACAAAATCTATACTATCTCGTTTTTTTAATCCTTCCATTAAATTATACTTTAAGAATAAATAACCATTTTGATTAAGTTTTACGGCATTGGCTAGTAATTCGTCTACTGCTCCTAAAAATATTTTAAATTGATTATATTCTTTATTATTTTTATCATAGGTTTGTAATGAAGTTGGATTAAATAAACGAGGTATACCGTAAGTTTTGCTGATATATTCTTGAATTTCAGGATAATCACTTCCTTCATACCACTTTAAGTATTTATTTAACCTGTCTTGGTATGTTTGTTTAGCCTGGTATTTGGCTGTACTTTGTTGGTTCGTCGCATTGGTCGGTTCCCCAAGATAAGGCACTACGCTTCCATCTTGTTCATTAACAATTCTTTTAACGATATTAATTAAGTCATTTTCACTTAAACGTATTACTTTTTTCATTTTTGGTTTTTTATATAAATATCATGTTTATTAAAAAAAGAGTCCCGTGAGACTCTTTTTTATTTTAACCTTCTTAAAGATTTTGAAACGATTTCAGCTTCGGTTAAGGAGAATACCCCGTGTTTATATGCCATCTGAACGGCTCGGATTATCATAAATTTTGCTTGCTCATCACTTAAATTATCGATTAAATTTTCAATGTCTTCAGGTTTGTATATTGCAACCTCTTCAAATAGATATGCAATTGGTTGTTTTTCTTGTTCCATAATGTGATATCAATATATTTATAATAAGTATATGAAAAGAAAACGTATTAGTGAAGCGACTGGGTCGGCAAACGCTGGAAATTTTAAAGTTCCTATAGTTTTGGCACCCCAAGATTGGAACGAGAAACAATTGGGTCCTTTTAGTGAACCTGTCTATCATTATATAAATGCTGAATTGGCATACGAAGAAGCTGACGGAGATTTCAAAGAAACTCCAAGTCAAAGAGAAAAGATTGAGAAGAAAACTAAATTATTATCCAAAGTTAGTATGTATTTGAAAAAATTTTATACCGGTCAAAATGATGAAGAAGGTAGTGATATTGCCAGTATAGAATCTCCGGACGATATTATTCATAAGGTAGTTGGCCCACTAAAAGAAGATTTGGCGGTATGGTTCGGAACGAAAAAGAAACCAAAAGGTAGTAAACAACCAAAAGGTCCTTGGGTAAATATTTGCAGAAAAAAAGAAGGTGGAGGTCATCCACCATGTGGTAGACCTGAAGCCGATTCTAAAGGATATCCTAAATGTAGAGCTGCAGGTGTTGCGTCTAAAATGACGGATGCTCAAAAAAAATCTGCATGTGCTCAAAAAAGAAGAGAAGAAAAAAAGGAACCAAAAGTTGGTAAGGGTAACAAACCAACTATGGTATCGTACAAACCAAGAAATGAATCTCTACGAGAAATCATTATACAGGTCTTAAACGAGGTTAAAAATTCTTAACCTACACTATCTCTAACCAATTCTGTTTTATTAGTTCTAATTGAAGATGTGTCATTGTTAGACATATCTACTTTAATAGTTTTCTTAGGACTACTCTCAATCATAGGTATAATAGTTTTCTTAGGGCTACTCTCAACCATAGGTATAACAGATATTTTTGGTTGACTATCTACTTTAGTATATTTTTCAATAACCTCGAATTTTGTAGTATCAAGTTCAAGAGTAAATGTAGACGTAGTTTCATAACTACTATCTTGTTGTTCTGTTTTGATTTTATTAATAGTGTCATTTACTTTTGGCCTAACATAATTGTAAATGTTAAACATTAATGATATCATTAGTAAAATAACCACCACAACCATTAATGTACCAACATATAATGTGGATTTAAATGCCTTATTTTTCATTATAGTTTAGTTAAAATATTTTTTAAAGAATGTTGAATATTTGATGTTATTTCTCTTTCGAATTCAATTCTTCGTCTTTCAACTTCATTATTGAAATGACTTGTTAAGAATTCCCAAGATTTATCACTTAATAGAACATTGTAAGAATAAATATGATTAATTACTTGGACATTGTTCGAATCTAAAATAACAAATATGTCATTTTCTTCATTTCTAATATATTTCTTATTAGAAATAGGTGTCGTCAGAAGAATAGAATCATCTTTATTAATCAATTTTTTACAAATTGATATACATTCAGATTCATATATTGTTTTTTGGTTATTTTGATATTGAAGTGCTCTAAATAATGATATGTATTTCTTTTGAATTTTTCTTTTTAGTTTGTGTAATAAGTCAGATATGATTCCCATAAATTAGTTTTTCATAAAGATAAATAAAAATACTGAAATAAAAAATGTTTTTTTAAAAATTAACTTAGTATAATCTCGGTATATTCACATTTCCAACCTTTATAGTGTTTTAATGCTCCTTTACCAACCCTTTGTAATGCGCTATCATTAAGATTGTTTTTTAAACAAAATTCTCTTAAACTCATTAAAGAATACTCAATATTGTCAGGAGAAGTTAATTTATAAACTCTTTTAGTTATAGTTTCGTTTTTACTTCTATTTAATACGATTAGACCTTTTTGGGGGATTCTTTTTATTTTTTTTCTTGAGCCTCTTATTGTATTAATACTAATATTATTCTCTCTACAATATTGTGATAAATTACTTACAATTATTGGTGTTAAATTATTGTGATATATCACAAAAGTGTCTTTATCCTCAATATCCTCTATTTTCTTTTTAAGACCAATTATATCTTTATTAATTTTTAATTCAGTTGAATTTTTTGATTTAAATAAAACATCTAAAAAATTTTCCCACGTTTCAATATCGGTTTCATTCCTACCTATATTTGCAGCATAACAAGATAATACAACATTATCTTTAGTGTAACCTTTTAATCTATCGATTCTATCTAATGAAGGTTGTTGAGGGTGTTTTTTCGTTAAAGATGGTAATAACTGGATTTGAAACCAATAACATAAACCGTTTTGGTTATTATATATATCAATTATTTCTTCTGTGGTGAGAGTATTGATACAATTTCTTCCTTTAGAATATGATAATAGTTGATTTGCCCACAACCTTATTTTTCTTTCCTGATATTTTAGTTTTTCCTTTTCGATATTTTTTGGGTCTTTTCGATATTTTTCTTTATTTTCTCGACCAATTTCATTATGGTGAAATTTACATAATAAAGAATTTTGTGAGTTATGAAATTCACTAATAGGTAAGTAATCGTTACATTTTTTACAAAACTTTGTTTCCATATATATAAATATATGGTTTTTGGATAAAGTGTCTAAATTTGTAAATTATTTTTTTCTCCATTTACCCCCTTTAGAATTGTATCGTTTGACCGCAGCACCATTACAATACGCGCTTGGACAAACTTTATATCTACTTTTTGCCCATTCTAACGATTGTTTCCATAATTTTTGGTTAGTTGCGACATTTTTTTTTATACCTTCGTTGATATCCTCATAATCAACATATTCAGCTTCTTCTATCTCCATCTCATTTTTTAAAAAATCAAATACTTGGTCGATATTAGTTTTGGCTTCTGAGATATGGTCGTCAGCCCAATCGTGACCATTAATAATAATTTCATTAACAACTTCTTTGTCCATT